AACCTATCCTTACTCATATCAATACCCCTCTTTATCAGATAACCACGCTTTAATCACTTCGTCAATGTCTTCTGTTTTCTCAGTGATAATATTAGCGTCAATGATTCGCTTAGCGATATTACACAAGTGCCAGCGACTTTCTGCCCTAGGTCTATCCTCTAATATATCTCCAATTTGTAGCGCCACTTCTGTGGCTATTTCTAAGTGTGAATAATTCATTCTTCAATCTCCTCATCATATTGTCGCAATTGGTCAATCATATCAAAACAACTCGCCAAACAAGTAGGGCAAAACGCTACGGGAATGATTCCAAACTTTCCGGCTATCCCGCCCTCACTGTCTAAACTAAAAACATAATGGCAAGTAGAGCATTTTGTGTTTTCGTCTTTCATGCCATAGCCTCATTAAAAACAACATCATAACAATGTGAGCAAATAGCGTCTAAACCTTGTTCATCCATACAGTCAATAATTGCTAGTTGCTTTTCTGTATGCTCATTCCAATCAACATTCCAAAATAAATCACTACTAGGATGGATTGAACCGCATTTATCACAGGTTTGTAAACCTTGCATTAATTGTTCATCGGTAATCATTTATTTAATCTCCTCTATTCTGTCAATTTGCCAATCACTGTTAAGGTTCTCACTTGGCGTATAATCCCCGCCGTCTATGTGATAAGCCTTGTCCCATGCCTCGGCTAAGCTATTAGCCTCTATATTGTGATAGCACTCAACAACATAAGACGCAACAATTCTATAAGTTTGCATAATAAAACCCCTTTCATAGATAGAAAACAATAACATAAACAGCAGTTAAACAAGTATAAAGGCATACGCCGGTAAGCAGTAAAGATTTAAGCATCTTAATTCTCGCTTTCTTCATTTAATCTAAAATCATTCTCTACATTAACATAATGCCTTGCTATTTCGTGAAAGTTTACCTCTCGAAATGAGGCGTTCATAACATCAGAAAAGAATCCACTCTCAATATCAGGCATCATATCAACAAACATATGCTTAATGTCTTTAGCGACTAATCCTGTGATTGTGTCTAAATCCTCATATGAGCCGAAATAATCACCTGTGATACAGGCTATATGCTCGGATAGTTTCCAATCGTTATCAATCCATAGATTAGCGTTCCATGTTTCGTAATTAGTCCAGCCATTGTATTTATTAGACATAATTAAACCCCCTTAACTAAGTTATTAAAGTAATCCTGTGGCATTGATACGGCACAATGAGACCACTTATTTATATGCCGTGTAGTGGTGTTAGACCATTTATGAGAGGTCTTATAAAACTGTCCATCTTTCCATGACGCTACTGGTGTCTCATAACTGAATAGCACTTGTGTGCCATCATTGAGTAGCAACTCTGTCATATTTGACGCTATTGGTTTGATTCTCATAATATAAATCTCCTGTCTAAAGTTAAGATACTGCGTTGACTAAGACACCCTCTCGGGTGTTTCGGGTATTAAACCCTCATCAGTTAGGCTTGCACTTGCTCCCGTGTGTCTTCATACTGGCTTATGATTCTAATCAGTTTATGCGCTGTTACTTGGCTTGCGTAGTTACCCTTTGGAGTATAGGCAAAATACCCGCCACTATGCCACTGTCTAAACTCATGCCCAGTGTCAAATTTGTACATGGTATATAAATCGCCGTTGTGTGTGCTTGCTTCTCTGTTAATCACTTTCATTTGTATTGCTCCTTATCTACTGTTTGACTAAGACACCCTCTCAGGTGTTTCGGCTCATTAAGCCTCTTCAGTTAGTCTTATTCACCATCCCATACAGAACCTGTTAATTCATGCATTAGTTTATTATATGAAAAATCTGCAACAGTTTCATCAGGCTCTAAGCCATCAATAATCATAGCCCAGCCAACCTTTTCACCATCAGCATTACGCAACCGAATCTCAGCAACTTCAACAGACTCAACAGCCTCTTTAATCTCTTTATAACCTGTTGACCGCTTTACTGCCCATTCTTCACCATCGAATACGGAAATGGTTAAGCCCTTGGCTAATGCATTCTTAATTAATTCTAGGTATGCTTTTTTCATGGTGTTGCCTTTCTTTATCTACTGTTAATCAATCACTACAATTACAGTCTAACGCTAATCATCAGGTAATTCTATTAGGGTTTTCCCTGATTCTTACAATGTGGAATATAACAATTAGTTATGATTCTCTCAGTCTTTATACTTAGGGTTTACCCTCGAAAATCGAGATCGATACCCTGTTGATACTAACCCCTAAGCTAACGCTAAAACGTCGCTATGACCTTGTATTGCAGTTTAAACAGTATCTTAGGGTTTACCCTGATGTCGTGATAGTCTGGCGCTATCGTGTGCTGTTGCATGATAGTTTATGTCTATGATCTATGTTGGTGCATGGTTTACTAGGTTGCACTAGGTTGCACTATAAAGGTGCAACATAGCCCCATATATAAACTCTATCGACTGCACAGGCTTAATAGTCTTTGCCTATGACGTAGACTGTTGCGTAGAAACAACACTGTTGTATAAAAACAACACCTTAGTAATAGTGTTGTATTAAAACAACATAGGGGGGTGGGGTTGGATGTGTTGTGTAATGTTGCGGTAGGCGCTACTGTATATAAAACAGTAAAAAGACTGTATATAAAATAGTAAAAAAGAAGCATATTACACTGTATCGTAAGTAGTTGATAATAAAGTATATTTATACGGAGCATCGAATAGACAATAAAGGGACAGAGTCGAACGCCTACGCATAATATAGTCAGTGACGGAATCAGCGCACCGTAGGGACTGTAGCGGATAGGTTGCGGAGACCTGTCTAGACTATGAAGTCCCGCACAGCCCTGCTGGTCTGCAGAGTAAAATAAGTAACAAAGTACTTGACAAATTAAGAAAAGTATGCTATAGTTCGCAGTATAGTACTATGTCGGATGTTAGGGATATCCGATAGCGATATAGGATGATTTATATTCTTCTACTATAGAAACCTCTCCGATAGCGTAAATCCTATATAGTACGCAACGTCTCCAAAAGGATAAAGACTTGTCAAACGAATTAGAAGTAACAACTTCTGTTGTCGAAAAGAAAGAACGTCCTAAGATTGTTCGTCGTAAGTTAGGTCGTCCCCTAAAGAAGGACATCGAGGCAAAGAAGAAGGGTAACAGAGGTAAGGTCGGAAGACCTGCCGGAGACTCTGCACGAATTGCTGAATTCAAAGCAAGGTTGCTAGGCACTTCCGGAGATAAAATAATTGAAACACTTATCGCCAAAGCATTAAACCCTGACGATAAGGATAACATGGCGGCACTAAAGCTATGTGTCGATAGGATATTGCCAGTGTCGGTATTCGATGCGGCAAAGAACGGTGGAACCACTCCACAGATCAGCATCAATATTACTGGGTTGAATAACCCCACAGTAGATGCTGGTGTCGTTGATATGATAGAGGACGACAGTGACGAGTCTTAACTTCCAGTTACTGAATTGGCAACAAGAAGTCTTTAAGGATAAGACTCGCTTTAAAGTGATAGCAGCCGGGCGGCGGTGTGGCAAAAGCAGACTCGCTACCATGATGCTCATTATAAAGGCATTAGAGGCACCAGAGGGCAGCGCAGTGTTGTATGTGTCCCCTACCCTAGGGCAGTCCAGACAAATCATCTGGGACAGTCTCCTAGAGATCGGTAGACCTGTTATTAAGTCTGCACACATTAACAATCTAGACATCACCTTGGTGAATGGTCGTAAGATTCATGTTCGTGGTGCAGACAATAGTGATACGCTTCGTGGTTTAAGTCTGTATTACGCAGTCCTCGACGAGTGTGCGTTTATTAAGCAGGAGACGTGGGAGAAGATTGTTCGTGCTTCTCTGTCGGATAACAAGGGAGAGGCTATGTTCATCTCCACTCCGTCAGGTCGTAACTGGTTTTACGATATGTATAAACTAGGCTTTGCAGAAGAAGACGAAGAATGGAAGGCATGGCACTTCACCACTAAAGACAATGAGACGATTGATCCGAAAGAGGTGGACGCAGCAAAGAAGACGCTTTCATCGTTTGCGTTCAAACAAGAGTATGAGGCTTCTTTTGACAATGCCGGTCAAGAGATATTCAAAGAAGAGTGGATTAAGTATGGCGAGGCTCCGCAGCATGGTGACTACATCATCGCTATCGACCTTGCCGGTTTTGAGGAAGTTGCTAAGAATGCAGGTGCTTCTAAGAAACGGTTAGACGAATCCGCTATCGCAATTGTAAAAGTAGAAGACACTGGAGATTGGTTTGTTGAGAAGATTGTACATGGTCGTTGGGACATTAAAGAGACAGCGGGAAAAATACTTAGGCTTGTACAAGAATACAAACCGATGGCTGTAGGAATCGAAAGAGGGGCGCTAAAGAATGCAGTGCATCCCTACTTAAACGATTTAATGAGAAAGAACAGCGTCTACTTCCATATTACAGATTTGACGCATGGCAACAAGAAAAAGACTGAGCGAGTAGCTTGGGCGTTACAGGGTAGGTTTGAACACGGCAGGATTACCCTTAACGAAGACGAAGACTGGAAAGAGTTCGTAGATCAGGTACTACAGTTTCCTACCGCTAATGTCCATGATGACCTTGTGGACGCATTAGCGTATGTCGATCAGATGGCTTTGACTAGCTATCAGCAGGATTACGAAGAAGACGATTACGAAGTACTCGATGTAATAAGCGGATACTAATATGGATGATTGGTTAAAAGAATACTACAGGTTACAAGATACAGACTGGTCCCCTACTCAGCTTTCAGATAAAGAAGAAAAGCAGTTTAGAGACTGGATAACAAGCACTAAGTTGTTTAGTAACTTAAAACCTTTAATTGCTCAAGATTTAGAAAAGCCTGTAGATAAAGTATCAAACGATGACATCGTTAATGAAATGATTGCGTCAGGTGATTACGATTATCGTGGAGCGTGGAAAAAGGGCGTAACTGAAGAAATCAGTCCTTATGATAATATGCCGCACTGGTCTTCAAGAGCCGCTGACGGTACATGGTTAAAATCACCAAAGCATCCAACTGCATGGAAAGAACTGTTTATGCAGCAGTACGGTCAAGACCCTGACTCTTTAGGATTAGACACTTTAGATAAAGCCGCACAAGCAGTTAAACCCAAAGAGCAAGTAGTTAACCCCTTGTATGCCGACCCGTTCGGTAATACTGTAAAATAGGAACTAAAATGGCTGAGTTTAAAAAAGAAGAACTAGGACAAAACGAGTTTGAGCAACCAAGCGAATCAGACAAAGAGATTGTCGAGTTCGTTGTCTCTCACTGTGACCGGTGGAGAGACCACAGAGATACAAATTATTTAGAAGAGTGGAAAGAATATGAAAGAATATTTAGAGGTAAGTGGTCTGCAGAAGACCGCACTAGAGAATCTGAGCGCAGCCGTATTATCTCCCCAGCGACTCAGCAGGCTGTGGAAACAAGACACGCAGAAATTTGTGAAGCAGTATTCGGAAATGGCGAATGGTTTGACATCCATGATGACTTGGGCGATCAGCAGCTTATTGATATTGAACTCCTTAAACTCCAGCTCAAAGAAGACCTAGAGAAAGAAAACATTAGAAAGGCTATCACTCAGGTTGAGTTGTTAGCTGAGATTTACGGTACTGGTATTGGTGAACTGACAGTCTCTAAGAAGACGGAGATGTTCCCGCAGACAATGCCAATGGAAGATGGTACTGCAGCCTACGGAGTGATGGAGAAGGAATATACCTGCGTCAAGCTAAATCCCATCAATCCAAAGAACTTCCTCATTGATCCCAATGCAACAACGATTGAGGATGCAATGGGAGTCGCTATTGAGTCTTATGTGTCAATCCACCAGATTGTCTCTGGTATTGAGAAGGGTATCTATCGTAAGGTAGACATCCAGCCACATGGACAAGACGACGATCTAGAGCCAACACAGGAAACCACACAGTTTAGAGACGACAAAGTACTTCTCATGAAGTATTATGGTTTAGTCCCTCGTGAATATATTGAACAATTGGAGAATGAAGAAGGTGAAGAAGTTGTTGACTTGTTTCCGGAGGATAGCACTGCGGATAAATATAGCGACCTCGTCGAAGCCATTATTGTTATTGCTAATGGCGACCTCCTCCTTAAAGCAGAGAAAACGCCTTACATGATGAAGGATCGTCCTGTTGTAGCATATCAGGATGATACAGTACCAAATCGCTTCTGGGGTCGTGGCACAGTCGAGAAGGCTTACAATATGCAAAAAGGTATTGACGCTCAGTTGCGTTCACACCTTGACAGCCTAGCCCTCACCACATCGCCAATGATTGCGATGGATGCTACACGATTACCTCGTGGCGCTAAGTTTGAAGTGAAGCCCGGCAAAGCAATCCTAACGAATGGTAATCCAGCAGAGATTCTATTCCCATTCAAGTTCGGTACTACTGATCCCGGCAACTTAGCGATTAGCCAGAACTTTGAGAGAATGCTTCTTCAGGCTACTGGCACAACCGATGCTTCTGGTCAACCAACAGCGTTTACTCGTGATGGTGCAGCTCAGATGTCAATGTCAGTTGCAGGTATCGTTAAGAAGTACAAGCGGACCCTAACGAACTTCCAAGAGGACTTCTTAGTTCCGTTGATCCGTAAAGCAGCCTATCGCTTTATGCAGTTTGACCCTGAGCGTTATCCTGCTTCAGATTACAAGTTTATCCCAATGGCTACATTAGGCATCATTGCTAGGGAATACGAGCAACAGCAGCTTATCGCATTGCTCCAAACCCTCGGTCCTGACACTCCAGTACTGCCAATGATCCTCAAAGGCATCATAGCCTCCTCTAGCCTACCAAATCGGGCTGAGATGATCCAGCAACTAGAGCAGATGATGCAGCCTAACCCAGAGC